ATAATAATAATAATTATGGCTAACATAAACACATTAGTAAAAGATATACAGGACACTATCCTTGGATTAAAAGGTTGGGATAATGTTCTTGGTCTGAAAATGGGCCATAATATAGCAAAGTCAGCTTCTTTAAGATTCAACAAGCCACAGAAAGCAAGGGGATATTTATCCTTTTCGTCTATTGGAAGCCCTTGTAAAAGAAAGCTTTGGTATAAAATAAATCATCCACAAGAATCTAAACAGCCTGATGCGTCTGACTTATTAAAGTTTTTTTATGGGGATATAATAGAAGAACTAATTTTAGTTCTGGCACAAGTAGCAGGACATGAAGTTACAGGGCAGCAAGACAGATTAAAAATAGCGGGATTAGCTGGTCACAGGGACGCTGTAATAGATGGTATGACAGTTGACGTAAAGTCTGCATCCCCTTATGGGTTTACAAAATTTGTAGACAGTAGCCTTAGAGACAATGATCCTTTCGGTTACATAAGTCAGTTAAGTTCTTATGTTTACGCTGCACAAAATGATCCCCTTGTTACAAACAAAACGCATGGTGCTTTCCTTGTTGTAAATAAAAGTAGTGGGGAAATACATTTAGATGTTTATGATTTTTCTCAAGAAATAGAACAAAAAGAATTTGAAATATCTAAAGTTAAAAATGTTGTTAAAGGTAACATTCCTGATAGACCTTACGAGCCAGAACCAGAATCTGATACAAGTCCGAATACAAAACTACCAAAAGCTTGTGGGTGGTGCGAGTTTAAAAAGAAATGCTGGCCTGAGGCCCGACGATTTGTTTATGGTAAGTACGATAAATATTTGATTGATGTAGTTAAAGAACCCCATCCAAAATACGCTACAGAAGACTTAACTTACAATGTCAAAAGTAAAGTATAGGGCGTCCTCTTTAAAAGCAGGGTATAGATCAGGCTTTGAAGATGACACTGCACAATACCTTAAAGAAAGAGGTATAAAATTTACATACGAGCAAACAAAAATACCCTGGTTAGACATAAGAGAACGAAACTATACTCCTGATTTTATTTTAGATAATGGTATAATTATTGAAACAAAAGGTAGATTTAATTCTATTGATAGACGTAAACACGTTGAAATAAAAAAACAGCATCCTGACTTAGATATTAGATTTGTTTTTCAGAATTGTAGAACAAAACTTTATAGAGGTTCTAAGTCTTCATATGAAGATTGGTGCAAAAGGCATGGTTTTAAATATGCCAACAAAACTATTCCTAATGAGTGGCTAAAAGAATAGTTGACCTAATTTTATAACTACATATAACTTGGAGGTTCCTGCAAATGTTATTTGAAATAACAATGCTAGTAAAGTTGGATTTGCAAGCAAATTTTATAGCTTCAGATAGCACTGAAAAAAGTCTTGAAGATATTGTAGCAGATACGATATACGATTTAGACGACATTGAAATATTAGAGATAGAAGTAAAGGAACTAAAAGATGCTAAACAGAGTTGATTTAGAAAACATAGGGTACTACGATAATTTTGATAAAGTTGAAGTAAAGTATGGACCGACTCTTCCTATATCAGAAGAGATACATTCTTTAAAATATCGAGGTATAAACGAAAGTTTTAAAGAAGCAATGACAAGAGTTGCAGACGCTCTAAAAGATAGTGATTCACACTATAATAACTTTAGAACGATTCTACTTAATCAAAGATTTCTCCCAGCAGGTCGTGTTCAATCAGCTATAGGATCTCCAAGACAAGTTACACCATACAATTGCTTTGTCTCTGTAACTATTGAAGACAGCATGGATGGTATTATGGAGGCTGCAAGACGCGCTGCAGAGACTATGAGGCTTGGAGGTGGTATTGGGTATGACTTCTCAACTTTGCGTCCTAGAGGCGCTCTTATTCGCTCTCTGGACTCAAAATCGTCTGGTCCTTTGTCCTTCATGGGAATCTTTGATGCAGTCTGTAGAACAATCTCTAGCGCAGGACATAGGCGCGGCGCGCAAATGGGTGTTTTACGTGTAGATCATCCAGATATTGAAGAGTTTGTGCATTCTAAAAACAACACAACAGATCTTCTTAATTTTAATATTTCTGTTGGAGTAACAGATAAATTTATGAAGGCTGTTAAAAAAGGTTTAGACTTTGATCTTGTATTTGAAGGGCAAGTCTACAAGACCATTGATGCTCGTGCTTTATGGGATAAAATTTTACGTAGCACTTGGGATTGGGCAGAGCCTGGTATTCTTTTTATAGACAAGATGAATAAGAAAAATAACCTGCGATATTGTGAAACTATAGCAGCAACAAATCCTTGTGCAGAACAGCCTCTTCCTCCTAATGGTGCATGTCTTTTAGGAAGTTTTAACTTAGTTAAATATGTAGAAAGTACACCTTATGGTTATGTGTTTAACATAAATAAATTACGCCATGATATTCCCCATGTAGTAAGAGCTATGGATAACGTTGTTGATCGTGCAGTTTATCCGCTAAAAGAACAAGAAGAAGAAGCTAAAAATAAAAGACGCATGGGGTTAGGGGTTACTGGTGTGGCTAACGCTATTGAAGCTTTAGGATTTGATTATGGATCAGAACCTTTTCTTACAAAATTTTCAGAAATAATGGAGGTAATTAGAGATGTCTCGTATACTACGTCAGTTGAACTTGCTATTGAAAAGGGCAGTTTCCCCCTTTACAAAAAAACGTATCTTTTGTCGGAATTTGCTAAAACGCTACCCAAAAATATCCAAGACCTTATTAGCGATTTTGGTATTCGGAATAGTCATCTTCTTTCTGTCGCGCCAACAGGAACCATTAGTCTCTCAGCCGACAACATCTCGTCAGGAATTGAACCTGTCTTCTCCCACTATTATGACAGAACCATTATTACCTTTGATGGGGAACGAAAGGAGAGAGTAGAGGACTATGGTTATCGTGTCTTTGGTATAGAAGGTAAAACTGCTTCTGAACTTTCAGTCTTTGATCATGTTAAAGTTTTAAATGTCGCATCAAAGTATGTTGACAGTGCTTGCTCAAAAACGTGTAATGTTGGAGAAGAAGTTACTTGGGAAGAATTTAAGGATGTATACATGCAAGCTTACGATGGTGGTGCTTCTGGCTGTACAACTTTTCGCGCATCAGGTAAACGTCTAGGTATCCTAGAAGCAGCTATAACTGAAGATGATGAAGGTGCAGCTTGTTACTTTGACTCTGAAACAGGAAGAAAGTCTTGTGAATGAAATACGTAAAAGCTAACCCTAAAAAAACTTCACAGAGCAAGAAGAAAGGTTCTGTGAAGTTGTCGTCTATGAATAAAAATAAAAAAAGATCCTTTAAATTAAAAAGAGGGCAAGGTTAGTGCAGAACAAAAAAAGTTATGGGCAGTATCCTTCTAATATAGTAGAAGGAAATAAAGCAGAAGATGAATTTATCAATATAAGAGGAGAAAATATTCTCAGAAAAGCTAACAAAACAGAAAATATTTATGAACACTGGGATGTTTTAGATAAAGAGTTTGGTCGTGTTGACGTAAAAGCCAGTAAAAGAAAATATCGTGGCGGTCCTATTGATTATTCTATTCACTGGTGGGAATTTATAAACGTAGTTGGTAAGAAAGGGTGGGGCGTTCCTAATAGTTTGCAAAGGTACATTGCCCTTAGATTAGAAGACAGATTTATTTTGATTAACCCTAGTGTAGTTAATCCAATCTTACAAAGTAAATGCACAGAACATTTTAAAGGTCCATGGGGTCTTAATACAAGATCAAAAGATTTAGCTGCCATGGTTCCTGTTCAATTCTTTAATAAACATAAAGAGCACGAGGTTTTCTTTTCAGATGAAATTTAAAAAGGAACGTAGAGATGATTGTGCTATTTGTGGATCGTACCTAGATGATTTAGGTTTTTGTCCTGAGTGTACAATAGAGGATTTTATGGGAAGTGTATCTAAAAAAGATATGGTTAGTAGCCCAGAGCACTACAATAAAGCTGGCGGTCTTGAGTGCATTGACGCTATGGAAGCCATGGTATCAGAAGCAAAGAATATATCGCCTCATGCTTTTTACTGTTGGCAAGCAGCGTTTAAATATATTTGGCGTTGGCACTATAAAGGAGGAGAGCAGGATCTAGATAAAGCAATTTGGTATCTAGAAAGAATGAAAGAAAAAGTGTATGGCAACAAAAAGTAAAAAAACCCTTGAGCAAGAAGCCCAAGAGTATCTTAAAAAACCTATTCCTATAAAGGATGTACCTGCCAGAGATTATTTTGCAGGGGCCGCGCTCTCTGGCCTCTTGGCCTCTGGTGGGTATGCACGATCAGACGAGATCGTTAATCAAGCATTTTGTTATTCGTGCCTAATGCTTGATCATAAAAAGAAGAAAGATAAATCGTCATAAACTTATTGCCCCTAGGTTATCCATACGCCTAGGGGTTTTTTTTTATACATTAGGGTCTAGAGGATCTATGGCTGATATTTTTCCTAAAACATTTAATCTACGTTGTATTTCGTCGTTTATTGATTCAACGTCAGTTACATATTCTATAGCTGTCTGATACTTTCCATTCGTTATAATTTTAGTTGCATCATCCATTTCTCTTCTTTTTTTACTATCAGCAGCGTTAATGTCGTAATTGTTTCTTACATACCCTCTTATAGAGTATCTATCACCTGTCCTCATGTAGTCTTCAAACATCTTTGTAACAATGGCAGACTCTTTATTGATATGCTCCTCTAACCATTTCTCTAGTACCATTTGTTTGTCGTTAGGATTGCCATCCCATTCATCCCACGATGGATTACCTGGAACTCCTTTTATTCTGCCTCTTTTACGCCAATCTTCAAAACGTTCGTACAAGGCTGGACTTTCAACTTCGCCATTTGCAGATTTTGAACCTTGTGCTAGACGTTTTCTAACAGCCCAATCAACATTAGCGTTTTTATTTTTTCTGTTACTATATACTTTCCAAGTTTGAAGGTTGTACTTTGACATTTCTATTTCTAGCTCTGTCAAAGACCC